GGCAGCGCCTCGCGGATCGCCTAGTCGCCATCGCTGGCGGCGACGTCCTCTACATCCCGCGCAATCATCTGCTCGATCTCGCCTCGCGGAACGAGGCGGTGGCCTCGATGCTCAGACGCGGCATGTCGCCCGGCGACATCGCGCGGACGTTCACGTACACGGCGCGGCTCAGCGAGCGCCACGTCTACCGGATCATGGATCGGCTCAGGATCAAGCGGGGCACCGAGCAGCTCGATCTGTTTCGTGCTGACGCGCGTCAGGATTCCGAAGGCGAGGGGCGTGGCGAATGATGGCTCCCGAACGAAGGAGAGCTTATGCCACGCGCCACCCGCCGCTCCACCCTGCCCGACGGCCTGCTGCTGAGCACGATGGCGGCGACGCCCGCCGCCCCGAAGAAATCGGCGGCCTTGTTTCAGGAGACGGTCTTCGATCAGTTCCTCGGGATGATGGGGCGCATCCCCGATCCAGACGAGGTGCTGAAGAAGGCCGGCATCAAGCGCGAGAACCTGCGGATGCTGGAGGCGGACGACGACCTCGTCGCCGCGCTCGACACGCGTCGCGAGGCAGTGCTCGGCACGCCCTGGCGGCTGGAGCCCGGTGGCACCGAGCAGGCCGAATGGATCGAGTTCGAGCTGCGCCCGGTCATCGAGGACGCCATTCGTTGCGCCTTGCAGGCCGTGCCCTACGGCTACAGCGTCGGCGAGATCATCTACGCGCAGCGGGAGACGGGCCGACTCGGCATCAAGTCTGTCGTGGAGAAGCCGTTCGAGTGGTTCGCCCCGAAGCCTGACGGCTCGCTCGTGTGGTTCTCGCAGACCGCGCCTGACGGCGAGCTGGTCGAGCCGGTCAAGTTCATGCTGACCGTGCGGCAGTTCACGTACCGCAACCCCTACGGCGAGGCGCTGTTCAGCCGGCTGTACTGGCCGTGGTTCTTCCGCAAGAACGGCTGGATGTTCTGGGCGAAGTGGCTTGAGCGCTTCGGCCAGCCGCTGCTGGTCGGCAAGACGCGGGCGAACTACGAGAAGATGGCGAAGGATCTGCACGCCGCCGTCCAGGGCGCGTCGCTGGCGATCCACAGCGACGACTCCGTCGACGCCATCGATGTCACGGGCACCGGGCAGCAGTTCGTCGAGTTCGAGCAGCACATCATCAAGCGCTACCAGCGCTCGATCCTCGGCCAGACCCTGACGTCCGACGTCGGCGACTCGGGCAGCTACGCCGCTGCCAGCGTGCACAACGAGGTCCGCGAGGACAAGCGCAACGCCGACCTTCGCATGGTCCGGCGCAGCCTTCAGCGCCTCGTCGACAACCTCTGGATCCTGAACGCGTTCCCGGATCTGCCGCCCGAATTCATCATGGCCGACGAGACCGGGCTGGAGGAAAAGCGCGCCGAGCGTGATGCACGCCTCGTGGATGCCGGCATCCTTCGCCTCACCGAGGAGTACCTGCTCGATCGCTACGATTTCCGCGAGGGCGACTTCGTCGTGAACGAGCCGACGCAGCCGCCGACCCAGGCGCCCACGCCCCCGAGCGCCGAGGGAATGGACGACGACATGGAGGAAGCTGAGCAGCAGCACGGCACGGGCGAGACGTTTGCCCGCCGCCCGGCCGCCGCCGGCGGGCGCTTCACCAAGGGCCAGCAGGCCGTCGAGGATCTGGTCGCCAGCTCGCTCGGCCAGCTCGGGCCGCTCGTGTCGCAGGCCGCCATCCTGCGCTGCATCCGCCTGTCGACCTCGCCCGAGGACCTGATGGAGCGGTTGGCGCTGCTGTTTGACGACGAGAGCGCGAGCCCGCGCTTCCGGCACGTGTTCGAGCAGGCGCTGTTCGCCGCCGAGATCATGGGCTACGCGCACGCCGAGGACCCGGAGGCGCTCAAGCGCTTCGCTGCACCCGTCGTGAACGTGACCGCGCAGTTCGAGCCCCCGCCGGCCCCGTCCATCATCGTCAACGTGCCCGAGCAGCCGGCCCCGGTGGTCAACGTGGCGGCGCCAGAGCTCCCGGCACCGATCGTCAACGTGACCGCTGAAGCGGCCGCACCGATCGTCAACGTGACCGCCGAGGTCAAGCCGCGCCTGACCGAGACGATCATCGAGCGCGACACCGAGGGCAACATCGTGAAGGCGACGCAGGCCGACATTCCCGACGAGAGGACGCTGAATTGAGAAGCCCGACGTGCTACCCGCCGGTGAGTGTTCGACGCGTTGTACTGGGCGTCATCGTCGGCATGTTCATGCTGACGATCGCCTCCGTGGCGCTCGCTGGCACGACATTCATCGACGGCGAGAAGGTAGACGTATGCCAAGGCTCAACGTGTTCCCCCGGTTCCGACAGTGGTGGCACCGGCACCGTGGTCAACGTGACGACCAACCCAAGCGCGATCGCCACGAATCAGACGACGGTCACCGCGTCACCTCGATCCTCGGCGTCCTCCTCGGCCAGGAGCCGCTCGACATCCCGCAGTTCTTCCCGGGCGAGCGCGACTGGCGGGAACGCTACCGCCACGGGTGGATCGGCGACGATCAACGGCCCGGACCTCGGCGAGGCGGTGCCTGACGTGTACGCGCCCGGGCTCGCAACGGGCGGCGACGACGTGTGCCTCGGCTCGGTGTCCGGCGGGCTGGGCCTGTCCGGGCTCGGCGCCATGCTCGGGTTCACGCTGGTGGACGATCATTGCCAGACGATCAAGGCGGTGAAGCTGCTGACCGCGATGGGTCGGCCGGCTGCCGCCGTGCGTCGGGCGTGCATGGACGACAAGATGCGGGATGCGCTCGGTGACGAATGCCCTGCCGTGAAGGAGCAGCCGCCATCGTCCTCGTCCATTTTCATACCGTAGCGCGGCGAAACGTGCTTGAACCAACGGCTCTCATCTTCGCTCTGCACGACCCGGACGGTTCCGGGGAGTTGGGTTGGCGCACCTATCGCGGCGAGATCAGGGTCGACATCGACAGCAACGACACCGCCTTCGTCACGCCATGCAACCGCATCGAGATGAACGAGCGCGTTCAAGAGCTGCTCATCGAGAAGCTGCACCCGCTTGGCGTGGTGTACATGCGCTGGTGGGTGGACGGGCATCTGATCGGCAGGACGTGGGGAGGGGCGACGCTGTGACTCTCGGGCCGATAGACGACCCCATCGAGGTCGTGATGACCGAGACGCTGGCGCAAGCCGTCAGGCGGCAATCGGAGAAGATCGACAGGCTGCTTGCGTTGGTCGAGGAAGCCGCGAACGAGATCGAGGACGAGGCGAAGAACCGCTATGCCGGCCTGCTTCACTACCCCTCCATGCAGAGCCGCTACGAACGCGACATGGACATCGTGCGGCGGATGCGCGTCGAGCTGGAGGACAAGGGGCTGTGAACGACGAGCAACTGGAATTCCTGCGGGCGCTGATGATGCGGCTGACTCACGCCGTCGCGCAGAGCCCGCTGACCGACACCGATGACCGGGCGCAGATCATGGCGCTGTGGTTCCTGTTCAATCAGTCCGTGCTGCGACGCGGCGAGGATCACTCGTGATGCACTACGAGTTCCTGATCACCGTGGTTGTTGTCGTTGTGGCGGTCGCGTGGGCGCTGTCATGACCGCCGTGCTGCTCACCTACTTGTGGCTGCTGCCGCCGCCTCCGCCTCCGCCGGCGTGGCACCTCCCGTTGCCCGGCGCCATCATCGTGAGGGCGTGCTAAATGGCCGCTGCCAGTTACAGCACTGACCTGACGCTCATCAGCGACGCCGAGTCCACGACGGGCTGGGCGGAGTTGACGGGTCACACGGGTGGTGGCGCGGCAGCGCAGGAAGGTGACTACGAGATCCAGGGCACCTACTGCGTCTCGCAGTCGACCGGCACGCAGACCGGAACGGCGGTCGGCCTTCAGTTCGACTACGGCAGCAACGTCTCGTGGGCCACTGGCGACTGCGTGTTTGCGTGGCAGATCTTCCTTGCGCCGGGCGCCATCGACTCGTGGGCGAACGGCGGCATGAGGCTTGGCGTCGGCTCGTCGTCAGGCAACATGAAATACTGGAAGTCGATGGGCAACGACTTCGGCGCCTATCCCTACGGTGGCTGGCAGAACACCGCCATCGACCCGACGTACACCGCCGACTACACAGAAGGCACGCCGGTCGCGGGCAACTACCGCGTGTTCGCGTCGTGGCCGAACATCGCCTCGGCGGTGTCGAAGGGCAACCCGCACGGCGTAGACATCATCCGCAAGGGGCGCGGCAAGCTCATCGTCACAGGTGGCGACGTCACCAACGGCTACGGCACGTTCCCAGGCATGGCGGCGGCGAACGATGCTTCGTCTGCTCGCTGGGGGCTGGTGCAGGCGACTCGCGGCTCGTACTTGTGGAAGGGCATGATGGCGCTCGGGCAGGACGCGACCGCCGTCGACTTCCGCGACGCCAACCGCAACGTCGTGATCGACGACACCCCGCGCACCTACGCTGCCTTCAACCGGGTCGAGGTCCGCCACGCATCGAGCCGGGTGGACTTCACCGCCATCTCGATGACTGCGCTCGGCACGCTCGCCAAGGGGCAGTTCGAGGCCATCGCCAACGCGACCATCAACCTCTACGCCTGCACGTTCACGGACATGGACACGTTCGTGCTTCAGTCGAACACCACGGTGAACGGCTCGACGTTCCGGCGCTGCGGGCAGATCACGCAGGGCGGCGCCAGCATCACCGGCTGCGTCGTGGACAAGAGCACGGCGGCGGCCTCGATCCTGTCGAACAACCCTAGCGCCATCACCAACACCGCGTTCACCAGCGACGGCAGCAACCATGCGATCCAGATCACGACGGCTGGCACCTACTCGCTGACCAACCTGACCTACTCCGGGTACGCCGCGAGCAACGGCTCGACCGGCAACGAGTGCATCTACAACAACTCGGGCGGAGCCGTGACCTTGAACGTCTCTGGCGGTAACACGCCGACCATCCGCAACGGGACGGGCGCGAGCACCACGGTCAACTCGACCGTGTCAGTGACGTGGCAGGCGAACGTCAGCCTCTCGGGCGCCGAGATCCGCGTCTACGATCTTGACGGCGCTGGCGGCACGGACTACGGCACCGAGCTGGCCGGCGTGGAGTCGCATTCGTCCACGACCTACACCTATGGCGGCTCGCAGGGCAACGCGGTCCTGCTGCAAGTGATGAAGGACGGCTACGAGGAGTTCACGCAGCAGTTCACCATCCCGGCGAACGCCACCACCTTCGACATCACGCTGACTGCGGACAACAACGCATGATCGAGAAGATCCGAGCGCAGCAAGTGACCATCGACCTTCCGACTGAGGAGGCTGAACCGTGGGTGAGGGCGGTCATCCAGCGGGTCATGAAAGACCCCGAAACCTACGAGACGAATCAGACGGTGGACCGCATTGACGCTGTCCACAGAAGGCTGTCCGACTTCGCGATGATGCAGCAGACGTTCACCGACCCCGTGACCGGCGGCTCGGTGACGCTGAGTGGCGTCGGTTGCGGTCAGGCCATCATCGCCTTCGTGAAGGCTTGGATGCTTGAGGACTTCCCGGGCTACGTTGAGAACATCCACGGCGACATCGTAAAGGAGTGACCGCCATGCTCATTGACCATACCAACTACGCAACGAACCTGAAGCAGTCGACCAACCCGCGAGGCTCTGCGCCAGACGGCAATGTCTACTTCGACAAGGCGAACAACGAGATCCAGCTCATCGGCGCTGACGAGCTGGCTCAGGTGAACTTCGGCGCGGGGATGGTGACGAACCCGCTGAACAACACCGACGGCATCACCATGCGAGCCCTGTACAACTTCGAGAACTCGCAGCGCCGCACCGACGAGACGCTCCGCAAGTACGAGCGCGGCACGGCGGGCGACTACCGATTCGCTGGCGCCTACGCCTTCGTCAACGGCGTGAAGCTGGACGGCACCGACCGCAACAAGATCCGCTCCTCGGGCTGGATCGAGTTCGCGAACACGGGCGACGGCGCGACCGACACCGACCGCATCTACCACGGCGTCGTCTCGCTGGTTGATATTCAGGCTGGCACCGTTCCGTACTGGTCACTGGTCACGGCGACCGACGAGGCCACGCTGCAAGCGGCGACGTGGACGAACTTCGTCCGCTCGGGCGACATCAACGAGGCCGTGCAGGTGTTTGGCGACACCGCCAACGGCGATTCCTCTGCCGGCGACTTCGACTACACGACCCGCACCCTCGTGGTCCGCGTCCGCTCGTGGGGCTACAACCCCGGCGAGACGACCTCGGTGGCGTCAGGCATCTCCGAGTTCTCGGGCTTCTCGGCCGGCTACGGTGTCGGCGAGTCCATCAACCCGGCGAACTCCTACACGCTCGCCAACGTCTACGGTGGATCGAAGATCGCGCCGTGGACCGGCATGACGCTGGAGAAGCTGGCGTCGGCGCAACTGGAGGACGGCTTCAACGGCGGCGACGATAAGCCGTTCACTTGGATTCTGCACAACACGGGCGGCGGCACGGTGCAGCAGTGCGCTGCGTTCCTTGACGCGCTGACGCTGCAAGACGTCGACATTGACGACGGCACCGGCAACTACAACGGTCGCAAGGGTCGCGTCTGGTACACCCGCAACGCCGCCGGTAAGGTGGTGACGAGCAGCATCGGCGGCGCCGGCCTGTTCATCGAGGGGCTGTCGGTCGCCGAGAAGCAGAACGTCATCATGACCGATGACAACGGCGTGCAGCAGACCTACCCGTACTTCCCCGAGATCCAGATCACGGTGGGCGCTGCGGCCATCGCCGACACGAATGCGTGGTACCACGTTTTCTACGACGAGGGCACGGGCGACTTCGACACGGCGACGGCGTTCACCGTCAACGACGCCAACGGCGACCCGGTGAAGGGCAACGTCTCGACGGATGCGGTGGCTGGCAAGATCAGCTTCGCCTACGCCTACGACACCAACAACGAGAACGGGATCACCGAGGGCACGGACAAGGACATGGTCGTGCTGGTCGAGGGTGACGGCGGGGCCGCGCAGGCCATCACCTACTTCACCGTGACTCGCACCGCGATCATCCCGGTGACGTGCGCGCCGCCCGCCGATAACAACGCTTGATGTGGAGGAGCAATGCCTGTCGTCGAGTCTGTCGACTACGAGGCACGACGCATCCATCTGTCGCTGGAGACGGCGGATGCGGAGGTGGATACCCTCGATGTGTTCAAGGAGGTGCGTGCCTTGCGCCGCACCACCGAGGCACATCGTCGGTATCTGCCAATGATCGAGGCCGGCGGCAACATCGAGAAGGTCGCCGGCCTCACCTACACCCAGCCCTACGTCCGCTTGCTGCGCGGCTGTCGCATCGTCCCGTATAACGCCTCCCACAACCTGACCATCGTGCGCGACACGTTCACCGATGACGGGTTCTCCGGGCGCGACTGCTTCGACCGAACGCCGCTCTCGGAGTCCGTGGAGGTGGACATCGACTTCTCGGTGCATGAGGTGGAGCTGCGGCTGGTGTCAGTCGGCTCTGCCGTGCTCCCGGCGGACATCGCGGCGATCATCACGGGCATCTTCTCGCAAGCGCAGGCGACCCCGCTTCATGCCGACGCTCGGAAGATCAACGGCACAACGCTCACGGGCTCGGGTGTCACTGGCAACGAGTGGGGGCCGGCGTGATGTGGACGTACTACGCGAAGGTAGCGAAGGTCGTTGATGGCGACACGCTCGACCTCGACGTCGACCTCGGGTTTCGCATCACGCACCGCATCCGCGTCCGCCTCGCCCGTGTCGACGCCCCCGAGATGTCGACTGATCTCGGCAAGGAGCTGAAGAAGCGGATGATGGATGAGTTCGCGGGCTCGCCTGACGTGACGATCCGCACGAACAAGGGCGACAAGTACGGGCGCTGGATCGCCGAGGTTGAGGTCGTCGGCGGCCCGAACCTGTCCGACTGGCTGCTGCTCAACGGGTACGCGGAGCCGTACTGATGGCGCTGCT